CATCTTCAGTTAATACTTTAAGTAAAGATTTTTTACTGGTTTCATTTAATTCATTTAGAAAATTATTTACAGTTTTGTTTGCCACTTTAACCAGGGTATTTAAACTTACATTTTCAACCAAATCTTCTTTTTCAGTTGATTTTTTTAAATTTTCTAAAATAACTTTTCTACTTTGAATTTTATTTTCTATTGTTAAAATATTTGAAGAAAATAAATTATCTATTTCTGTATATTCATTTTTGGTTTGAACGTGACCAACCCACAATTTAATTTCGTCAAGTTGTTTTTTTGAAATTTTGTTAATTGTATTTTCGTAAATAACAATAGATTCATTTATGTAATCGTTGGCAACAGATTCGTTCAAAGATTTGTTTGCGGATAACTCGTCATACAAATAAAATAGTTTTGACATGTTTTTATTTTTAAGAACAAGTTCGTTAAAAACAAACAATGTATCTTTAAAGTCTTTATTCATGTAAGACTCTACCAAATATTTTTCTATTTTACTTTTTAAAAGACCGAATTTCATAATTAATTTATTTTATAAATATATTAATCTTTCAATATTCGCAACAATTCTTCTTCCATTTCCCCAATAGATACATTTCTTTGGAAAAAATCATCCTCTTCAGATTCTAAAATCAATTTTTCTAAATTAATTTTATTTTCTGGAAGACCTCCCGCTGGTCCACCCGGTTCTGGTCCTGGTGGTGGTCCTGGTGGTGGAGATGGTGGTCCTGATGGTGGAGATGGCGGTCCTCCAAGACCTCCTAATCCTTCCTCACCTCCTTCTGCAGGAGCTGTTTCAGTTGCTCCAGATACAGTCTTGTATAACTTGTCAATTTGATCAAACATACCTGTATGTGAAATTATTGTTGCGGTGTTTGCCAATTCAGCGGCTACCGCTCTTTCCATTCTCATTCTTTGAACGTCAAGTTTAATATCTTCATCAGAGAATCCAAAAATATGTTTTTTAGCCCAAGTTGCTGATGTCGGTGCAATTGAGTTAGGAATTTCAGAGACTAAATCTTTGTATAATAAGACTTTTTCTTTCCAAACATCCACCATTAATAAATCTGCCTGTTTAGATGGATTGTTTAATCCTAATGTGAAGTTTTGTAATTCATCTTCGAATCCTAATAAGAATAAATGAACTATTGCAATTTTATTAAGTTCCGATAAAATATTTTTTTGAATTCTATTAATTGTTCTTGCAAATCTAATATCCAACAATGATAAGTTTTTACCATCTCCAACCGGTTCTTCAAAACCTAAATACGCCTTTGGTATACGTAATGCGGTAACAAGTTTCTTTTGGATATATTCAATATCTGCAATTTCAGATAGATTTGTACCACCAGGTAATGTCTCAATTGGCATTGTTTGAGCGGCATCACGAACAGGAATAAAGTAATCTTGGTCAACTGCCATTTGATTGAATCTCAAATCTACATTTCCAGTTTTATTATCAACAATTTGATCTCTTTTAAATTTGTTTGCAACTCTTTGTACGTACGCTTCAACATCCTTATCATCCATATTACCAACAAAAACTTTAAATACACGTCTTTCTGGGGCTCTTGATGTACGGTAAATTAACATTGCGTCTTCTGCTAATACTAATTGTTTCCAAATACGACGAGCTTTTTCTAACATTGATGTTCCGTAAGGAAGTTTCCTATCATCACCTAATAGTCTAAAGTGTGCAACTTCCCAGCTATTGAACTCCATATTTTTTTCTTTCCAATTAAACTTCAACCCTTTCTCATCAGTTTTTACTTCAGTGTTTTGAGTTTTTGGTTTCATACCTCTTTCTAATCTTTCAATTTCGATATTTGGTAATTGAACCGCTCCGATGATACCTTTTTCCGGATCTAACTTCATGTAAACAAAGTTATCACCATACTTACAAGTGTTTCGAATCCACATCTGTAAGTTTGTATTAATATCTAATGTGTTGTTAAATAAATCGGCCAATATGGCCTTTATTCTTTTTGATTCAGAATAGATTGACAAAACATGACCATCTTCATTTGGTGTTGTCGATTCTTCAGCGTAAATATCTAAAGCAGTTGAAATCTCTGGTGTAAATTCCATAGATTCATAATCGTAAAAAGAAGCCAATCTTGTTGGTTCGTAATAAATCGCTTGAGTATATAAATTACTTTCAATTTTTGCCCACTGATTAGACAAATATAAAGATTGTTGAGACTGGAGTAATTCTTTTTCGTATTGATTTTTATCTCTAGTTTTTAATAATTCTTTCTTATCAAATCGATAAGTTGGTATGTCTTGACCTAACAACGAATTAGGTCCAAAAGTTTTAGATAATCGTTGCCAAACCGTTAATTTTTTATTTTCTTCCATATTTGAAATCTAACTATAAAACTCTAAAATTAAATACTCCAGTCTTTACTTTATTTATGCGTCAATATTCACAATTTGTATAACGTCAGCACCATCATAGTACGATAGTCTATTGTTACTATCTTGTCTTTTAAATATTTCACAATTGTAAGTCCCATAAACATGAGATGCGGGTGTGAAGTCAACACTAGATACTGAAGTTTTCACATTATTTAATTGAAAATAATCAGAGGCTATATTTGAATAGAAACCATCGGCAATTACATTATTATAAAAATACTCACCAATTGTGTTACTATAAAAATAATTTCCAATATTATTTCCTTGACTTGTGCTATACCCAAAACCAAAACCATCTCCAATAGTATTGCTGTAAAAATTATTTCCAATTTTATTATACGAAAATGTTCCTAAAATATTATTGTTTGTAAAACTTGTACCAATATTATTTTTAATAAAGTTAAAAGACCCCAAACTTAAAGGATCACCAATATTGTTGTTTTCAAAATATTCACCAATTACGTTTTCATGAAACTGACTATAGATATTATTGTTGTTATATCCATTTGTAATAAAGTTTGAATAAAATTCACCATAAATATTGTTGTTATTGTATCCATTACCAATATCATTTTTGTAAAACTGACCATAAACGAAATTATTATTAAATTGATTTCCAATTTCATTATTCTGAAAATCATCATTTGTCATAATATTTTCTCTAAAATCATTACCTACATTATTTCTATAAAATGAACCAATCTCAATTGTATTATTATAAAAATTATCTCCAATTCTATTGTATTGAAAATTACTTGTCACATAATTGTCGTGAAAATATGAACCTATTATGTTTCTATCAAAGTCATCGTCAAAGTAATTATTATAGAAATTACTTCCAACGATATTATCCGTACAATCATCCCAGAATGTGTTGTTAAAACAAGAATCACCAAAAGCGTTATTTAGATAATCACCATCATAAAATACGTTATTTGCAAGTAAAAATGTATTTCCATTCCAATCTTTAGTATTTGCGTAGTTTCCAACATTATTATTAATAATTGTATTTCCATTAAAATTAAAAGTAGGAATTTCTTTATAAAATCCTGTATCTCCCGTTATATTATTTTGTTTATAATCTAGCGAATCATAAGAAAAATTATTTGCCGGAAGATTTGATGTAATTGCCGAATAATTAGAATTTAAATTAGATAGTGTGTTATTCAAGTTAGATTCGTCAATTGTTAAAAGATAACTTTCAACCACACTGTTTATTTGGTTATATGTTGGTTCTACACCTCCAGCAAGTGCAAATAACAAATAATGTATTTTTGTGACACCACTCAAATTAGACAATGTATCTAAATCATCGTCTGTGTTAACAGAATAAGTATGAGTAATTCCACTATCAATTGTGTTAACAATCATGATATGGTTTACTGATGGATCTTGAGCTCCAGACACAAGTTTACCATAGGCCGTGTATCCGGAAAAAGTATTTGAATAGTCGCTTATTACTCCACCGCCGTCTGCACCAAGACCTCCGTCAATGAAAAAAGTGTCAATTGCAACATCATACGCAACCATAACAAAAAGACCTGGATATAAGTTAGTAAAATAATTAGATCCCGTATTAAAGTACGAGTCTCCGTTCATAATTGACCCATCAAATACAAAATCACCAAAAGAAGCTTGACTTGTGTTATTGACTGGGGGGTCAGACATTCTTGAATGAGTATATGGTATGAAACTAAATAAATTGGTATTTAAATAGTTACCACCATCATACATGTCATTTCCTCCATCATCAATACCCTCACCGCTAGGAACATCATTAAAATAGTACAACGATCCAGATTCAGGGCTACTGTTTGAATACATTAAATCACAAACATAACCAACGGAATCTGAAAAATTATCATAATTGAATCCGACAACCTGCATGTTTGTATCAGAAGCAATATTGATAACTTCATATAATTTAGGTGAATTAGAATAAATTTTAATAACATCACCCACATTTAAATTACCACTGAAAAACGTATTCAAACCTGTAACATTCCCATTATTCATATCTATTATTCTACCTGTAATTTCACCATCACTAAAATATGATCGATATCTTTTGAATAGTATTGATCTGTGGTCATAATCCGTTCTATTTCCATACTCATCAATTCTTTCTGTTATTCTTCCTTTTGCAGGATTTGTAGTTGCTTCTGTAACACTGAAAGAATAGTCATATGTGATTTTATCATTTGGATAAACTAAACTATAAGCCGTTGGGGACAAACTTTCTGATGATGTTGCAAAAACTAATAATTGCTCGATATCAGAAACATGGTATGTTTCGGGTGTTGTTATTGTATTTCCATTGTAATCAAAATCTGGTTGGTCATAACATGTTTGATAATCATTAATTAAGTAATATCCACCGGGAGTTAAAGTACCTCCGGTTACCATATCCTTAAGTTCCATATACGTTAATGATTCATATGATCCACCACCCGAAGTAAATCCGGTAACATCAAATGATGTCCCATTATTATTTTCTATTGTAAGAGTATTTGTGGTAAAAGTACCACCTGTTGCATAAATGTCTTGTAATCCCGAAATCACAACAGACGTTGAGTTGTTATTATTTAATGTTAAATCGCCTGTGTTGTAATCAATAGTACCTCCAGTAATGTAAACATCTGGTTGAGCTCCTCCTGCCACAACATTACCATTCACATCAACACCTAGATTATTGATTGAAGTTCCGGTTTGTAAAAATGAAATATTTAAATATGGAACATAAACGGTATCATTATTATTACCTACAATATTACTTCCACCTATAATTGCGGATTTAGTTCCTGTTAAAGTATTGGATCTACCACCACTAATAAAAGAACAATTACCATTAACTGTATTATAAGCCCCATTTATTATTGATGAGTATCTACCTGATGAAGTATTATAAACCCCAACACCAACAAATGAATTACAGTTTGTAGATGAGTTACGAATACCATTTCCAATTAATGAATTTACGCCAGATGCGGTATTAAACGACCCATTCAAAACTGAAGAATAATTATTTATTGACGTGTTGTTACTACCATTGACTACAGTTCCGTATGCAAATGTAACGTCATTTGATGTTCCGTTTACTATTAATGAATTTGACATCTGTGCCGTATTCGATTTTCCACCAACTACAACACCGTAAGAATCAGTTGC